TCCTGTCTTTTTAATTGCTTTTTCAATTGTTGCTTGTAATCCAGGCACGATAAGCCCGTTACGGGCTATGGCTTGTTGAGCTGTTAAATCTAAACCTTGCTGTTGCGCTTGTTGCAGTGCAGCGCGTACAGCAGCAACTTGTTCAGGAGAATTTAAAGATTCCCTAACCATACGAGCGGCTAACTGGTTTGGTAAATTACCTACATCCGTAGCCTTTCCAGCAACTCGACTTAATCCTTTAATGATTGGAGGCGCTGCTGCCGCTATGGCACCGCCCATCGCTGCGCCAGTTTCTATTTCATCTGGATTGATAAGCCCCGCAGTTGCGCCGCCTGTTATCGCGCCTCCACTAACTCGTGTGCCTAGGTCAGCAAGCCTGCCACCTAACGTAGTAGCTGGAGCTGCACCCGTAGATAGACCTCCAGTACGTATTGCTTGCGCTAAACGACCCGCTCCAGCCGCACGTACAGGCGCTGCGATTGCACCGCCCACAGGAAGTGTAGAAATTACTTCACCCGCAAACTCACCTGCACCCGTTGCGATAGGGAATTGTTCTTTGTAAGGTTGGATTTTTGCTTGTTCTTGTGCTCGACGTCTAGCCGCGTCTGCTGCTAACGCCGCGCCGGTTTCTTGCGCTCCTATGGCTTGCAAACCTCGGCCAAGTAATTCTTGTCCACCAAACATGACATTACCCACACCGCTACTAAAACCCATAAACGGCGCGGTAAGTTGACCAAACGGTATGTCTTGGCGAGGCGCGGTTGGCATACCCTCACTACGTGGTTCGGGCGCGGTGGGTGCAGGCGCGGGTGCGGCGAACAGACGCTGCGCTTGTGCGATGACTTCTTCGTCACTAGCGCCAGCCGGTCCTTTAATTTCTCGGATGTTTCCTTGCGGGTCGCGTACTTTATAGATTTGATCGGCCATGATTACCTCACGACGGACCAGCCGCCAGTTGACGCGGGTTGCGTGGGCGCAGCACCTTGCTGTGTTCGGTACTCGTAAGTTGAATCATACGCTTCGCGTACACGAGACTTTGAAGTACGAATTTCGTCAATTAAATCATCAATACCTTTTTTAACATCTTTAATGTTTTGTGTTCTATCAAGGCCACCAACAATTGATCTTTCAAGACGACGACCTTCTTCGTTAGACACGTTACCTAACGCGCCGCCTGTTTTGGACGCCTCGCGCATGTCTTGTAACGCTTGAAAACCACCTTTAGCAAAGATTTTGTTGTACAACGCCTGTGCTCGACTACCTGCTGGGCTTACGCTTGGTGTACGACCATAGATAGGACCAGTGATTTGATTTAAACCTGGATCATCACGAAGACGCTCTAAGTCCTTAATAAATAAATCAGATTTAGTTTCAAATCCTTTAACTGCTTGTGTAGCTTGAGGAAACACTGCTTCACGTTTTTGAATATCTTTTGGTGCTAATCCTGGCGCTGCTGGACCACCTGGTATAGGTTCAAGATCACCAGATGGCGTAAATCGATAACCAGAAGGCGGCTGAGGTACGCGCTGCTCTTTTGTCTCTCTTCCTGGCCCCAAACCTAATACTTGTACTGCCGCAGGCGAAAACGGTGTTTGACCCACAGCTTGCTCACGCGGTACAAGTGTAGGTTTACCGTTTTGTAGCACAGGCACTAAGGGGGCAGGTTGTTGGGGTGGTCGTTGCGCACTTTGGAACGCTTGATAACCTTCAGGTGTAGCTGGATAACCAAGCGATGTCATCGTACGAATAGTCTCAGGCGGCATCGTAGCGCGAAAATCGTTTTCAATCTGTTTCAATATCAACTGAGCTTCAGCTTTAGCAGCAGGTGTATTGATGTTAGACACCATTCTATAGCGGCGTTGTAATTCTTGGCCTGAAGGCGCTGGTGTTGTTAATGCGTTAGTAGACGCCGCCGCAGGTGTCGGTGCAGGCGCTAATGCGTTAGTAGACGCCGCCGCAGGTGTCGGTGCAGGGGTAGGGGCAGCCGCAGGCGCTAATGCGTTAGTTGGAGCACCTTCAACTTGTCTTAAATATTGATTAAACTGATCTTGATTATCTAACCGTTCTAAAATAGATACTGCGGTTTTTACAAATTCAGGCCGACCCGTCTTAAACATCGCTTGCGCGGCGGCTCTTAAATCAGTTGGCCCACCTTTAGACGCAATAGTCGATTGAATCTGCGACAACGCCTCACGTTCTTTAAGTATTTCATCCATTTTAAGCGCGTTAAACTGCGCCGCAGACGCCTTGCTGTATTGGTCCAACGGGTCTTGCAGTTGGATACCTCTATAAGACAGCGCAATGTTTGGGTCAACAAGGGCCATGATTTACCCCTTTGGAGGTATAAAAGATGCTTCGTAATCAAAAGGTTGGGTCATATAAGAATAACTATAGTCAGTAATTGGCGCTGCTTGTTGCGGGAAACGAGCGTTTAAGTAGTTCTGACCCTGCTGATAATTCAAATACGTACCAAGACCTTGAGCCAGTGCGTTAGCGCCGCCCACGTACCCTGACGCTCTCGCTTGTGCGGCTGCGCCCATCGCCTGACCGACGTTGCTTGCCATTGCTTGACCTGCTTGGCCTAGTTGATTCGTCGCTGTCTGGCCGACACCAGCCAACGATTGCAGTGGGTTAAGACGGGCGTTACGCTCTGCCTGATAACGGTTAAACGCGTTCATGTACTCCTGCGACGCTAGGTCTTGACCGTATCGTTGAGCACCTCTTAACATGCCACCTGACAACAAGCCACCTCGTGCTGCGGCTGACCGCTCTAGCGCCTTCATACCTTCTTGCATACGAAACGCGTAACCTGGGTCTTGCTGAAACTGCTCCATCCCAAACGGCGTATATTCAGTCGCAAGCGGCGTTAGTTTGTTAAGCGCGGTAATGCCCGCCTGACGCCAAGGCTCTTGCAGTTCAACCTGACGCTCAAACTGCTGCATCTGCAAGTCAGCAGCGCGATTAGCCGCGTCAGCTTGTGTGCTTGCGGCTTTCTTAGATGCGCTAGACCCTATTAAAGAACTGCCGACAACGGCAGCGGCGATCATCCAAGGCATGTTAATTCTCCTTTAGGCACTGAGCCATGTGCTGCGCTTGGGATTCGTCGCCAGACGCAATCAATACTTCATCAATTTTATCTTCGTCTGTGCAATTAGTCGCATGAACGCAGTACCAAACAACGTCTGTCAATGATTTTACGCCGTGGTGTTTATTAGCTTCAATAGTTAAACAAGCAGGCGCATGAACCTCAGAGCGAACACCATCAACCATAAGTTCGATGGACCCACTAGCTAATATAGATAGATGGTCAAACTTATGTTTATGCTGCACAAGCACGCAACCTGCCGGTATGCGCGTCTCTTTAGCGTATACGCCTGCGCTGAAGTGATGGTGGATCATTAGGTTACTTCTCGCCCACTGACGCGCATATTGATGGCGCTACCTGTGCCAGCGATGGTGCTGATGAAATCACCTGCGCCAAGCACCTGACCGACCAACTCAGGGAACGTATAGACTTCCGACGCCTGAAGCGTCTTGGTCTTCGTGATCAAGTTCGTGTTGCCCGCCGAGCCTGCGGCTGTGACAAGGTTGACGCTGATCGTTGCAGCGCTGGCGCTGTAGTTAGTGGCCGTAAACTTATCAATAATCGCCGTCACACCTGTTGCGGTATATTGCGTGGTTTGTGACGATTCGACCGTCTTGGCCGGAACGAGCACTTTAACAGTGACTGCCATTATTGGACCCCTTCAATGTTATTGCTAACAGTAAGAATAATGCTCGGCACAGCCGGATAGAACGCAGACGATGCAAAGGCTTGCACCACCACCGTCACATCATCTACCGCGTACATAATCTCAACGTAATCGCCCGCGTTAAGCGGGAAAAAGTACCCAATAGTAGCAAGTTGTTCGTTGTTATTGCCTTGCAATCGTAGTTGGCTGTTGCTGTTAGGTACATCAACGCCGTTAATTCGGGGCCATATCCAGATAAGACCTACACCACCAGTCGTCTTATCCAGTTGAATACTGAACAAAAAGTTATAGATGCCACGCTCATCGACGTAAACTCTTGACGTTGGTGACCCGATATAGACGCCGTTGCTGACGTCAGTGGTGTCAAACGTAACAGCGTAAGGTGTATTGATTGCAGCCGGGATCTGGGAGGTAGTGTCAAGGAACTGGCCGTACCGCGAACGCTTGAACTCTCTTGGCGGCGGCGTTACTTGTAAGGCTTGAATCTGACTTTGTAGTTGCGCGATCTCGTTGATCAAGTGCTCAGGCTGTGTTTCTAACTTCTGACGCAACTCATCAATTTGTTGCTGTAACGAGCCAAGCTCACTAGGCGGCTGCGTATGCACGGCTTGGTCAAGCGCTTGGAGCGCAGCGTCATAGGATGCTACAAGGGACTCTAAACCTAAGGTAGCAATCCCGTCATTAACTGCCGTATCGGATACGCGGTACAACGATAGAAAGAACTGATACCAGGCGCGGTCGATCAGCCCTGTGCGTGCGTCGAAGAACGGCACACGCGGTGGCGTGATCGGTGTCGGGGTAGCGCTAGGATTAGGCATTGGTAGGACTGATCAAAAGTTCTGCGCCCATCAGCGCTGTTTTCACAGGGTCAGTCATCGACAACTCGTACACCCGGTCGCGCAACTGTAGCGTCATACCCAGCCTACGGAACCATACGCGTCGGTAGAACTCGCCGATCTTGCCAATCGATGCTGTGCGATAGTTAGACCACGTATGGCCGCCATCGTCTGACCAGCGAAGCATGACCTCGGGGTCAGCGCCTTGTACGCCCGCCAGTTCTTCTTCGATGAAGTATGCGCCGTCTTCAGACACTAAAAAGTAGTCGTTAGTCTCGATAATATCTGTCGTTAGGTAAATCGACTCTACAGACGTGTCTTCGTCAATTAGCGAATCACCACCCTCAGACAACAAGAAATAGTTGACGGGTTCTGTGACATCCGTGGTCAAGTAGCTGTCTTGCAAAGGTATGCCGTTCAAACCAACGCCCGACTCGATGTCGATCTGCATCGAATGCTGCGCGGTGCGCTTGAGGTTGTTCTGTCCGGTGGGCAACGCCCGCCACGACCGCAGCCACTTTTGCGTCTGACCGTTATCAGCGTAAGTATTTAAGTCAAACGCGTAGATATTGCCGTTCTCATAGTCGCCAACGACAATTTTATTGTTGAACGCCATCTGGCAATTGCTGCGGTGCCGCGTAAATAGCCCGTTAGCCCAACCGGCACGCTCATGCCATGCGCCTGTAGCGACGTCGTAGACCCAAGTTGCGTTGCCGCTAGGAAACGTTAGAACGTAAAAACTATGGCCGTCTTGCTGATAGGTGTAGGCGATCGCGTCAGTTAGCGTGCTGTACTGCTGGATCTGCCATTCGACAGCGTGCGTACTGATGCGCTGGCCGGTGTAGCCGTTAGCGCGATAGACAATACCTTGCCCACGAGCGTCTGCACCAAGCCAAAACAGCCCGTTATCCATCTTGGCAATCGTGTACGCGGAGATGCACCCGATCTCATTAAACGCGCCTTGGATGCGCTGAAGCGGAAAGTCAGACGAACCTGTGTCGTACCAGACCTCAACCGTCCCTGTACCGTAGACCCATACTTCGCGGTGATCGACGATAAGGCCCACTACGCCATCAGGCGAGCCTTCTGCGCTAGCAAAGTCAAGCGGGTCGATGGACGTACCATCAAGCAGTTGCGTGACCCAGATGCGCTGGCTGTTAGGCTCGTTAAAGACAAAGTAGCCATCAAGGTAGCCAACCGTCACTGCACCAGGAAAATCTACGTCAAAGATCTGCGAGAACGCGTTAGTGACGTTGTTATAGATGTAGCTTGGCCCGTTAGCCGCAATAAAAACTTGCGTGCCGTTATCAGCAATACTGACCGGCCCTGCGCCTGCTATCGTGCCAATCAGCGTCGGTGTGTAGCTGGTCGTAATCTTGTACAGTGAATTACCTGATACGACAAACGCAACCCTGCTGTCAGATGAGAAGGTCCATAGCCCTCTAATCGGTCCTGTACCTATGGTTGCAAGTTTTAACAGCCCAGGGCAGCGCTGAAGAAACGCGGGCTCTTTGCCGCCTTCGGGCACAACTTCTGGAAACAAATTGACCATCCTCGCATCGGCTGCGTTGACGGACCGTGCAACGTAAGACGAGCCTAGAATCGGCGTTTTCATCAGAAATTATTACTGTAAATATTATAGCGTTGACGCGTTGCAACAATCGGATATGGGATCGCCATAAGATCGCCAGGAAAGTTGATACGCTTAAGATTGCGTTTGCTTGTCATGGCGATACGCTGCACTTGAGGCGAAGGCTCAATACCAAACTCAGGCGCCAACTCACAGGCTAGGTTGTACCGAAACGCACGTAAATAGCCAGGTGGGAAGTACATATCTGTGGCAACGCTTGACACTTCATTGAGCGTTTCCACTGAAACAATATGCCACTCCAGCGCTTTGATAGGCACTGGATAGATGGTCATTTCAATGTTAGGGAACGTATTGTTAACCCATAGAACCTGCGGGTACGTTGATGTCACCGTCTTAAACGCGATACCGTCGTACTGCTGCTGGTTGATCAACTTAACACCAAACGATAGCCCTGACGATGGGTCTTTGAAGTACGTTGCATCGTCCACTTCAATAGGACGGTTGCCTACAAAATCGCCTGTTGGTCCTAACGTGCGTGAGATGACGTTGGCGGGCCAAGTAAATACTTGATCCTGCGTACTGAATACTGACAGTCGCTCGGTATCCCAAGACTGAATCATCTGATTGATAGCCATGATGGAGTCTTGCATGACTGCCGCAGAAGGTGTCTCACCCTCCGCTAACACGCCTAAGAGTCTAAGAGAACCATCAATAATTTCAGCAGCGGTCGTCATACCTCAGTCTCCTGAATCCTACGGCTGCGGCGACGAGGTTGAAGTTCGTTAACAGGCTCAATGTCGTCCGACGCAGACTCAACGTTTACCTTGTTAGGATCGTAATCTTCCCAACCATTCTCTCTGTCACGGTCAGCTTCCATGTCAGATATTGCAACTTTAGCACCATGCGTAGGGTGGTGGAGATAGATGACAGCCATAATTTAATCGGGGGCCGAAGCCCCCTTCCATCCTTTAGATTTACGACGCCATCACAACCCAATCGGTGCCATCACAAACCAACATCGCCCAAGCGCCAGCCGTTGCAGCAAGAATTGCTGTGCCTGCGGTGCCAGAGTTAATAGGTTTGACGTTTGACGACGCCGAAATGACCGTGTAGGTAGCCGACAGGTTCTTGATCCACACTACACGACCCGTATTGGCCGACGCGGTGGGGAACGTAACCGTAACGTTAGCCGAAGCTCCATTACAAATAACGAAGTTTTCGGTCGCGCCTAGAGAAAACGAAGCCGTCTTAGAGACGGGCGCGTTCAAGTCCAGTTGCGTGCCAGTTAGTGCTCCCGTAACCGCAACTGAAGCACCAGTAATGGCACCAGTAACGGCAACGCTTTCAAATTCGGGATCGCTGTACGCGACACCGACAGCTTTGGTGTTTGGCATTTGCTTGTCCTTTTAAGAATAGGGGGCGAACCCCCTATCAATTACGCAATCCGATAAGCCGTCCAAGCGCCGTCGCCGGTCTTGCGAGCAAGCCATTGCGACGAAGTACCTGCCGATACCGCAGCCGTGCCAACAAGCGTCCAACCTGTGCCTGCCGTTACGGTAACAGCGTCGGTGTTGTCGATATTGACCACTGCGAAGGTAAAGGCAGCGTTAACTTTAGCGGCAGAAGAAACTTCAGCCTCAAGCAACGCAACGGTAGGCAGCGTCATAGCGCCAGCAGTGCCGTCAAACGTAAACAACCCGTTTGCCAGTTGAGCCGCTGTGATCGTAGCTGCGCCGGTAAGCGCAGTAGGAGCGCCTTGAACAAACAACAAAGCCTCGCCGGTATTACCGTCGTTGTACTGGTATCCACCAGCACCATTAGGAATTGCCATGATAAATCCTTTCAAAAAATAATTTGGTAGGGGGCCGTAGCCCCCTTGTTGATTAGCCCCAGAGACGAACGCCCATTTGAGGACGAATCACGCTGTAGCCGTACAGCACGTCAATACGGCAGGGCATACGGTCGTTGTTGATGTCGTACTGGCGAACAATACGCATCGAAATACCGTTATGAACCTGACGCGATGCCATGTCAACGCCTTGCGGCATCATCAGATCGGCAGTAGCGAAAGTGATTGCGTCTTTGTGATAAACGAGGTTTTGTGGGTACTGCGACGATGCAGCGCCGACAAACACGACAGCTTTGCTGGTGGCAGGAAGGCTGTTAACCGTTGCAAGCGCGTTGCTTGCCGAGTACATCGG